GCCTACGCGTCACGCAATCGTGGCTCAACTACTGCCAGCCCGGTCAATGGCACCACAAGCACGCGCATCCCAATTCGTTTGTCTCCGGTGTGCTGTATCTCAAGGCCGCACGCGAGCGAGACAAAATCTATTTCTACCGCGACGGCTACCAGCAGATCAAACTGCCGACGGACAACTGGAACCTGCACAACTCAGAATCGTGGTGGTTTGAGGTCGGTGCCGGTGACTTGATGCTGTTTCCCTCGCACTTGACGCACATGGTGGAAGCCGTGCAGCAGGAGCGGGTATCGCTTTCGTTCAACACTTTCCCGGTCGGATACGTTGGTGAGGAAGAAAGTCTCACCGCTTTGCATTTGAAGGAGTAACCCAAGTGGCACATTTTTGCGAATTGGATGAGAACAACGTCGTCAAGCGCGTGATCGTTGTCGCTAACAAGGACACGGCTGACGCTGACGGCAACGAGGTTGAGGCCATTGGCGTGGCGTTCTGCCAGAAACTGCTGGGCGGCAACTGGAAGCAGACGAGCTACAACGGCAACATCCGCAAGCACTACGCCGGGATCGGCTACAAGTACGATGCCGCGCTGGATGCCTTTATCCCGCCGCAGCCGTACCCGTCGTGGACGCTCGATGCCGACTGCAACTGGCAGGCTCCGGTGCCGATGCCCGCTGACGCTGGCACGGGCGAACCGCCCAAAATGTATACTTGGGACGAAGCCGCCCAGGCGTGGGTTGAGGCTTCAAAGGAGTAAATAATGGCAACGTGGTCGGTTACTCGTCTTGACTGTTTTCCGCAGTACGGCAGCCATGCCGACGTGGTGAACAAGATTTATTGGTCTTGCTCAGATTCCAAAAACGGCCATATGGCGAGCACCGGATCGTTGTGCTTTCTGCCGCCGCCGGAAGGCGAGTTTGTGCCATATAGCAATTTGACGCCGGAAACGGTATTGAAATGGCTGTGGGACTATGGCGTTAGCAAGGAAAACGTCGAGGCTCGTCTTGCGCAGGATCTTGAGCATAAAATCAACCCGCCAACTGTGGCAAAACCGTTGCCTTGGGGTTAAAACATGAGCACGATTAAAATTTCGCAGTTACCGGAGGCTACCCAGCCGTTGACCGGGGCTGAATTGACGCCGATTGTTCAAAGCGGAGTTACCAAAAGAACGACTGTAGCTGCGCTGTCCTCGGCCGTAAACGTCAAATCTTATGGCGCGATTGGCGACGGAACGACTAATGACACCGCCGCGATCAACGCAGCAATTACGGCGGCGGGAACTAACGGCACCGTTTTCTTTCCCAAAGGCACGTACCTCGTCACCAGCACCTTGCAGATGCTGACGGGGCAGTGTTTTTTGGGCGATGGCGGCTCAATGCAGGGCACCTCAACCATTAAAAAAGGCGCCAACGGCGATCTTATCAACATGGTTGGGCGGTGCCGCCTTGAGAACCTCAACCTCGATTCGGTAGGCGCAACCTACACCGGACGCGGTATCTTCGTCAGCACGGGATTCTCGCAGGTCATCAACAACGTTCGCTCCGCCAACAACGTGACTTATGCGTTGGAATACGAAGCGACTTCGGGCGGCGGCACGTTTGTCACTAACTTTGTAGCGGACATGATTACAGCGTCTGCTGATACGGCCGCAATTAAAGTAGGCGAAAACTATCCGACGAATGTCCTTAGATTCTTCCAAAATATCTGGTTGTCCAACGGCAAGTTCGATTTGACCAATACCGTCGCGTTTACGCTAGACGGGTTTTTCTGTCGCGGCTTTATCACCGGCCCGACGTTTGATAAGTGCGTCGTCAACAAGATCGCCAACGGCCGTATCTCAAATCCCGGCACACAGACCTTTACGATGGCCGACAGCTCAATCGTTAACGTACCGATCAGCGGCACTACGTCGCTGACGGGTTGCCAAGGTTTGATGCTGGCAAACTGCCAGTTCGATACGCTGACGATTGACAACAGCAGCATTAGTCCTGCCGCAGGCGGCGTAGCAGCGTGCTTCATTACGGATCGCCAGCGCGTTTATACCCCAACGTGGTCGCAAACCGTAGGCACCGGCCCCGTGTTGGGGAACGGGACTATTGAGTCTCTCGTTACGTACAACGGTTTTAAGGTCGAATACTATATGCGCCTTGTGATGGGCAGCACGACGACGTATGGCGACGGTACAGGCGCATGGACGTTTTCGCTGCCTCGAATCGCTAGTGCAACCGGAACGCCGTCGGGTTACAACCAGCGCTTGATTGGCGCGTACATGAAACTGAACAGCGGTAACTTTATCTATATTGGTGAAGTAGCGATTGGCGCAGGCGAAACGGTACTCAGCATCGGCTACCAAAATCAGTCAGTGCGTGGAGTTTGGCCGTATACCTGGGCCGCAGGTGACATACTTCAGTTCTCCATTTCGTACCTTGCTCCATAAGGATTACTTATGACTTTTAATACAACGCCTATTGGGTTTGCTTACGCCGACATGGAGTTAAACGGCACTGCGCTTGTTAACGCTCCCCGCGTTAGTTTTCCCGCTGGCACAACAACCATGACGAATGGGTTTAACTGGATTCCTGCTGCTGCGGGCGTTCCCACAGGCGTTCCGGCTACGCCTCCAACCGGCAACGTGCCGATGTATTACGATACGACGAACGACAAAATTTACGTCTATAACGGCAGTTGGAAATCAACCGCAGCGTTGACGTGATGCCGTTGCGCCGACGCAACGTGTAGTATATTGTTTTAACCGTACTGGCCCGAACGACCAGGGTTCCAAAAGGAACACAAATGGCTGACGAAAATCAGTTGGTTGAGCAAGTAGCGGCGGAAGCCGCGCCGGAACTGGAGGTCACGGCGGCCCCAGAACCCGAAGTTGTTGCGGAAGCAGCGGCTACGCCGGAAGAAAAGCCCGCCAAATCGTTCACTCAAGAAGAGGTGGACGCAATGGTAGGCAAAAGACTTGCACGGGAACGTCGCAAGTGGGAACGAGAGCAGGCACTGAAGGCGCCGACGAAAGCCGACGCCACCGCAGAACTGCCCGACAGGGAAGCAGACCCAGACGCTTACGCGGAAGCCCTTGCTTTCCGTAAGGCCGAAGAACTGCTTGCCAAGCGGGAAGCCGAGCGGCAACAGGCCGAACTCTTGAACGGCTATTACGACCGCGAAGAGGCGGCGCGTGAGAAGTACGACGACTTTGCACAAGTCGCGTACAACCCGGCGCTACCGATCACGACCGTGATGGCACAGACGATTCAAGGAAGCGAGATTGGCCCCGACGTAGCCTACTATTTAGGCGCCAACCCCCGCGAAGCAGAACGTATTTCCCGCCTGTCGCCGTACTTGCAAGCCAAAGAGATTGGCAAGATTGAGGTCAAGTTGACCGACAATCCGCTAGTCAAAAAGACAACCAGCGCACCGCCCCCGCTGAAGCCGGTAACGGCTAGAGGCACGGCGAACGGCTCCTACGAGACGACGGACCCCCGGTCGGTAACGGCCATGAGTACGTCGGAATGGATTGAGGCCGAACGTCGTCGCCAGATCAAGCAGTGGGAATCGGCGCAAAGACGTTAACCATTTACTAGGAGTAATTCCGTGGCTAATACACTTCTTACTATCGACATGATCACGAGGAAGGCGCTCGAGATTCTCGAGAACAACCTTGTGATCACCCGCAATGTTAACCGCCAGTACGACAACAGCTACGCCGTGGAAGGCGCCAAGATCGGCACCACGCTGCGTATCCGTCTGCCGGACCGCGCCCTTGTAACTGACGGTGCCGCCCTCCAGGTGCAGGACGACAACGAGCAGTTCACGACCCTCACCGTCGCTTCGCAGAAGCACATCGGCGTCAACTTCACGACTGCCGAAATGACGATGCAGTTGGACGACTTCGCCGAGCGCGTTCTCAAGCCGCGTATGTCGCAGCTTGCGGCGTCCATCGACGCGGACGTGGCGAACAGCTTCAACAACATCTTCCAGTCGGTCGGCACCCCCGGCACCACCCCGTCCTCGACGCAGGTGCTGCTCGCCGCCCAGCAGAAGCTGAACGAAGCCGCTGCCGTGATGTCGCCGCGCTACGTGACCGTGAACCCGGCCGCGAACGCTGCGCTCATTGAGGGCATGAAGGGCTTGTTCAACCCCGTCAGCACCATCTCGGCGCAGTTCAAGAACGGTATGTTCGGCGAAGGCATCCTTGGGTTCAACGAACTCAATATGTCGCAGTCGATCAAGCAGTTCACGACCGGCAGCCGCGCTGCGGCCAGCGTTTCGGTGAAGGGCACGGTGTCCACGCAGGGCGCCTCAACCATCACTCTTAACGGCGTGACGGGCGAAACCCTCAAGAAGGGCGATGTGTTCACCATTGCGAACGTGTTTGCGGTCAACCCGCAGACCCGCGAGTCCACCGGCTCGCTCCAGCAGTTCGTGGTGACGGAAGACATCACCGCCGCCTCAAGCGAGTACTTGAACGTGAAGATCTCTCCGGCGATCTACACTTCGGCGCACGCTTTGGCGACCGTTAACTCGTTCCCGCAGAACAGTGCGGCAGTGACGTTCCTCGGCGGCGTTTCCACCCAGTACCCGCAGAACCTCGTGTACCATCGTGACGCGATTGCGTTTGCGACGGCCGACCTGCTCATGCCGCAGGGCGTGGACATGGCGAGCCGACAGGTCCACAACGGTATCTCCATGCGCGTTGTCCGTCAGTACGACATCAACAACGACCGTATGCCGTGCCGTATCGACGTGCTGTATGGCTACTCGGTGATTCGTCCGCAGATGGCCTGCCGCATC